TCAATCTCTTTCATATTAGGAAGCCAATCTTCAAAAAAAGTTTTTTCTTGTTCTGTTCCTAAAATTTTCATTGATGTCCAATAGTCATCGTGCGCGCCTTGTTCTTTAGCTATTAAACTTGATGCAGTAGGACCACACATTCTACATTTTAAATTACACACATTACTTAGTTTCAAATCTATAATTTGAGGTGTAGGATTATCCATATCAAATTTATATTCTCTTTCAAGGTATTTTTGTCTGAAACTAACTGTACCAGCATCTTCTTCAGTCCAACACCATTGACATTCATATGGTTTCTTTCCATCTAAAAAAGCCTGTCTTAATTTTTTCATTTCAAGCCCATTATATAATTCATGAATATTTCCGTCTCTCATCCATGGCATAGTATACATTACTTGTTTTTCAGGTTGTAAATATCTACAACAAGGTCTTATAGAACCATTACAATCAGTTGAAATAGTAATCCAAGGAGCTGGACAAAAATAATCATTTTTCATGTGAGCACATCCTTTTACACTGCACATGAAGAGTTTCTTCTTTTTCCCAAGATTCTGGTAATATCTTAGAAAACCATTCACCTGTTACAATTTTATCTATGTCATTTTCAAAAATATTATTTTCTTTTTCTCGTTTTTCATATTCAACTAATAAATGTTGAGACATTTCTGCATGATGGCCAGGAAACTCAATAAGCAATTCGTCATATTTACCAATAGCTTTCATTCGTTTTGAAAAGTAATAAACGTTTGAAAGATAACAGCACGGAAAAACTTGTCCATCTGGATTTACAAGGTATTTGTCTTTTTCACCCCATTGACATTTAATCGTGCAATTCATGCTTTAGAATACCTTTCTTCTTTTTCCATGTATGATCTCTTATTGGATTTTGACCATTAATTAAAGGATGATCTTTAATAGTCGCTTGTTCAAGTTCTTGATTAATACCTTTATCATTTACAAATTTAAATGTTTCTCCTTTTGAAAATCTATTCGAAAGCTCAAATATAATTTCTCCTTTAATACCAAGTGAACGTATTAATTCTTTTATTTCATAGAGATAATCTTGATTATGTTTAAATACTATTACATGTGAACAAGCATTTGCATTAGTCATACAATAAGATTCAATATTTTCTTTTATGAGATTTAAATCTGTTTTTTGTCTGTATAAACTATGCATTTCTTGAGTTATACCATCAACGTCAAACCAAACTTGTAATTTTTCACCACCCATAACTCCAAATTCCCACCACCATTCAGGATTTCGAGTACTACCATTTGTATTAATTTGAACATCACAATCTCCATCTTTTATAATATATTCACAAATTTTAAATATATGCTTATTCATCATAGGGTCACCCCATGTCCCGCATATTTCAAATCGTTTATGCATGTTTAACATTCGTAATGGATAAGCTTTTTTAAAATCATCATATGTCCATTGAATTAATTGAAGCCAATTAACTTTATCTAATCCGTTTATATTTGTTCTATGGCATTGAGGACAACCTGCATTACAATAAGTTGATAAATCGAGCCAAGCCGTTAATGGTCTTCTATACATTTCTACCATTTGCCAATACCTTCATAAGTATATTCAAACGAATGATCATCTCCATAAGAATTTTCGTGTTTATGTTCAAGATTATAATAATTTTTAGCTTTCCATTTTCCATCTTTATCAATAGAAAAATCTATATCGCTTGTGTAATTCCAATCCCAATGCATGCATGCTTCCATATCTCTATTATCTATTTCAGGATTAAATGATATTTTAATATCATACGCGCCTTTAACTCTCCATAGCATTCGCAGGATAGCCCATATCTCATTCATTAAACTATTAGCAAAATCACCAAGATTTGATTTTATAATATTAAAATCAAAATCAAATTCATACTCTACATCTTCATTTGTTTTTTTATTTAAAAAATTTACTTTAAAATGACCACCTTCTAATTCTGCATAAGAATAACAGTTATTAGTAGTATTTTTTGAAAATTTATTTCCAATAATTGACCACATATGAACTTGTTTAATTCTTATTAAACGATGAATTTTTGTGTTCTTTTTATCAAGAGTCGACCAATCTCCAAATAAAAAAAAGTCTCTTGGAGTTATATTAAATTTTTCTCGGTCATCATAAGCAGATCCAGGAGTATCTCCTAACCCATTACCTGGAGCAATTTCATTGATTCTATCTCTATGATTCCAAAGCATATTTAAACTATGATTCCAATCTTCTATTTCTTCTCCCGGAGCACCAATAACCCAACAAGCATGAGTCTTAACACCATACTTATGAGCTGATTTAATATTAGCATTTATTTCAGCTACTGTATTTTTTTTATTAATTGCTTTAAGTACTTTATCACTACCCGTTTCAAATCCATAATTAAATCCTAAACCTCCAGCATCGGCAATGAGTTTATAAAATTCATCATCCATTCTTCCGTCTGCCCGCGCGTATCCCCACCACATGCATTCTAACGTTCCGGCTTTTATTCGTCTTGCCATTTCTTCAAGAAAAACTCTAAATTCAGCAATATTGCCATTCATTAAACTATCTGCAAAATATACATAATTAATACCATAATTATCATATGCATATTGTATTTCATCAACAACTTTATGTCCATCTCTATCTCTGAATTTCCAATAATAGACTTCAGTACAATAAGTACATCTCGCCACACAACCTCTACTAAGTTCAGTGCACATAATACGATTTCCTGAAGTATACATTTCCATTGGAAAATCATTATAGTCAGGAAATGGAAGTTCATCAAGGTTAACTCTTTTTTGACCAAACATAACTCCTATTGGTCCATCACCCTTTGGTCTTATACCTTTTTCGAAATCTTCTAGAAATTGTAAAAGCGATCCTTCAGTTTCACCTATAAAATAATGATCAACATATTCTGGTTTTTTAAATCTTTTCTCCATACATTCTGGGCCACCCATTAAGATAACTTTTTCAGGACATCTTTGTTTAAGCTCTTTAGCTACGTAATAAGTTGAATATTTATTTGGATCATATATACTAAAGCCAATAATGTCAGAATCTGATTCTTCAAGTTGTGTTATATACTCATCTAATATTTCTTTATATTCTGGAAATATTTGTTCATGATAATTTTTATCATCAATCCAACGAAAATATGCTGAAGGCTCCCAAAAACCTTCATACTTTTCATCTTTTGTTTTCATATAATAATATGATTCAATATTCCAATCAAATACAGATGTTTCAAATCCTGCTGCTCTTGTTAAAGCAGTTAATCTAGCAATATTATAAGGAGGCAACAAAGGAGACCACATTCCTAAAATACAGAATGTTATTTTTGTTTTACGTGTTGCTTTATTAATTCTTACTGCTTCGACGTTTTTTCTAACTGGCCTTTTAGATTTAACTTCGTTACCTATTAAGGCAGACATTGCAGCAACATCTTTATCCATATAATTATCTCCAGTCTATAGGCAAAGGTTTTTCTCGGCCCATTACCATATACCTATTCCATTCTCCGTTATTCATTTCACCTTTAAAATCTATTTCAAAAAGGTTTTCACACCAATTTTTAAAATCATTTAATGACTTATGAGTATTTATGTGAGAAGGAATGTCATGATAATTATTTGACTGTAAAATTAACCAAGTTTTTTCTTTTTTCTTCTTAATAATATTTTCTAAAATTATAGGATCTACGTGTTCAACACTTGTACAAAAAATAGCATCAACATCCATATTAATTGCATCTTTCATATCCATTGTTTCAAATTTAATTTGAGAATCATGAAATAATTTATATCCAATTTTTTCACATTTAGGATCTAAATCTGAAGATATAATATGATAAGTTTCTTCTGGAAAAGCTTTACGTATTTGATAACCTAATAATCCATACCAACCGCCAAGTACTATAAATGTGCCGCCTCCTGAATCATAAAGGCGTCTAAATAAATCTGTAGCCCATTTTTTATTTTTCCAGTGATTTGTATCTAATGAATGTATAAGATCTTTTATTCTAAAAATATCTTTATCACCGTACATAGACTCATTATATATGTCTTCAATAAGCTTTAAGCTTCTCTCTAAAATCACTGGATCCAAAGTCAAGTTCCTCAAATGTTATAATTGGAGCATCCCAATTTTCTTCATACTTATATGATTTAGTATAATCTGATGAAAAGAAAGATAGTGAATTATTAAAGTCTTCATGTACTATATATCTGTCTATCCCGGCATACTTTCTTAAAAAATAATCACGGTATCCACTTTCATTAAAATACTTCCACATTTTTCTTATTTCTAGATTATTTGTATCCCATGCCATAACTGATGAATTTATTTTTACATCATAATTTGTAAGCCTAATTAGATCATCACTTTTAAAATGAGAGTAAATTAAATTTAGTTTATCCCATTGAACTTTTTCAAGAAATGGATTATCTTTAATAACAATGTCTATATCAAAATACCAAGTTTTTCCAGAAATTGGAAATTCTTCTGAAAACATATAGAGTTTATTCCAAACTCCATGTAAATATAAATTTTTAGGAATAGGGATAATATTAAGACCGTCTATCTTAATATCTTGATCAGTGAAACAATAGTAGCAATAATCAGGACCATATTGTTTTACTTCATTATATAATTTTTCAAGTTGAGAAGAATTATATTTTTCTCCCCATAACACAAATGTCACATTCATACTAATACTTTTAATATATCCTTTATTGTCTTAGCTTTACGAATCTTAGATTTAAATTCTTTTGATTCAGATTTAATTTCAGGTCTATTTAATAGTTCTAATTTAGTTTTAAATACAATTTCTTTGTTGTCATTATCAGTAAATATAACATTCATTAAATTCATTCCATAAAGGTGTTGATATTTTTCATAAGTTTGTTGCAACTTATCCATCTCACCTTCCATGGCTTCTTTAGTTCTTTTACGAGCTTCTTCAGACTCGATTTGAGCTAATTTCTTTTCTCCATAGATATTATCTAAATTATCTTTTACATTTATGTGCTCACCATATAAATTATCTAAATTTTTTCTTATTGACTGATACTCACTATATAATTTCTCTAAATTTAATCTCGCTTGGTCATGTTCTTGATATACATTTTTTAAAGTACCACCAGCTTGCTCTCCTTCTTTATATAAACTTTTTAAAGTCCCGCCGGCTTGTTCATGTTCTAAATATAATTTCTTAAGATCTTTTATAATGTTTTCACGTTCTAAATATAAAGTTTGTATATCTTTTGCAACTTTTTTATGTTCTAAATATAAATCATCTTTTTCTTTTCTAACGTTTTCTACTTCTTCTTTAGCCCATGCATAACCATTAGCTATTCTTTCTAGTTGTTGTACAGAAGGTGGTTTATCTTTTAATTTTTCAAGTCTTTTTGTTTCATTACGTATTTTTTTCAAATTCCAACCAGCTGCAATAAGTGTTTTAAACTCTAACTTTTTTGGATTATTTTGAAATAGATCAACATATACATTATTTTTATTTTTATACGTGACTTTAATTAATCTTTCATTTAGATCGCTAAATTCAACGCATAAAATATTTTCAGAAGTAAACATATTAATCCTTAATAATCGTGTCTTACAATAAGTGCATATTGTGATTGTGTTGTAGGTGAACCAATTGGAAATTCTGCTGATCGATAGTCATCTGCATTTACAAACCTATTGTATACAGTTCCTTGTGCTCCGATAGAATCAAATATAATATTTCTATCTATCATAATTGATCCAAGAATTTCATATGTAGTAGTGGCAGCATCAGCAATTTCATATCGTAATCTTTTACCAACTCCTCCGTTTACTGCATACCATTTCATAGGAATTTGCATCATAGTATCATATATCATTTCTGATGGAATAGCAGCATCATAGGCCAGTGTCATTTCTCTCAAATTTCCACTTCCATCATACATCAAAGGTTTAGCATTACCACTATCAGCAAATCCTGGTGCAGATGTTAAAGCCTGATCTGGTTTTCTCATAAGCCAATAAGTAGTAAATTCAATATATCCAAGACGGGTTCCAGTTGTAATATTCGCTTCGCCTGTTCCATCGGTATATCGAGTTTGATCAGCTACTTGATCCTGATGCACTTGATAACCAGTAGTAAGGGCTCCATCTTGAGTTCCTACTGCGTATATATGTCCACTTGCTGTAGGTGAACTAGGAAGAACGTCGATAGTGCCCGCCTCAGAATCCGACCATGTTTTAGTTCCAGTTGTAGTTACTATTTTAAAACCAATCCCTGGCATATCTTCTGGGGCTGGAGCTCCTGCTATTGCTGATTTACCAGCTATATATTCTAAAGCAGGAATTATTATTGTATCTTGTAAATCATCACCAGACATTGCTTGTAAATGATTCGATGCATTTCTATATAAAAAGTATCTATATCCACTTGCATCAGTAGGGAAACCTACAGAAGGAGTATTTATCGCTACTCTCATTTGGGCGTCAGTGGTTTCATATGGTTCTGGTGTTGTACCTTCAGTTGGATAATTACTTACATTAGTAACACCTTCTCCATCCACCCAATATTGATCTTTAAAATACTGATTAGCAGCATGTGAACCATAAGGTGATGGATTATAATTATGAGTATGAGTAATTCCTGTTGATATCGGTGACGGAACTGGAGGGTTATTCGCTTGGTCTATACTTATAGTTATAGCCGGATTAGCACCATAAATATAAGCGGCTCTCACGATTAGAGCATTAATCTCAGCCTGCGTCATATCTCTAATATCGCCGCTTGGGGTTCTTCGTACCGGTACGCGAACTGTCATATTATAAATCCTTAGCTAAATCCCGTTAAAGTTTTAAGTACTGTTACTCCGTCCGATGCGTATATATTAAGAGTTGATGTAGTTGTTGCAAAGAAATTGTTTATTCCCGGTACATGAAGACCACTTACGCTTGAATCACCTAAAACAAATCTGTTATGTTTTTCAAATCTTTTTACAAATGTTCCAAGACTAGCATTTGAATCAGTATGTGCTAATCCAGTTCCTGTTATATTAGTAGTAATAGCCGCAGAATCTACTCTTGTTATGGCATCTATATCAGCTTTAGAAACTATATCTGTACCAATATCACTAGTTAATAAAATTTTACTTTCAGTGCCAGCTAGTCCTGCAGTCCATCTATCTGTAGTTTCATTCCAAGTTAATCGTGCATTTGTTAAATCGCCTCTTTCGGCTGCAAAACCTCCATTAAGCGAGGGAGATGCACCGGTTTGACCTTCATTAATAACAAGATAATCGCCTGTATATCTTCCATTATCATATACTGTTCCTTTAATTACTAAGTTACCTTCAATTGTAACTGATGAATCTGCGAGAATAATTTTTGTATCTTGTTCTTTACCAATGATCAAATCACTATCTTGGTATGTTGCAAAGTAAGTAGCTAAAGTATTAACTTCATTAATTGCGGTAACAAGATCTGTTTTATCAATTGTTTGAAGCGATAATCTATTACCCATATCTGAATCAAGGGTACTATCAGCTGCCATGAATTTAGTGTGGTTACTATCTAAAAGACCATCTAATCTTGTTTCAGCACTATCAAGTCTTGCGCTATCTAATAAAGCATCAGCATGAACTTCATTTACAGCAAAAACTATACAACTGTCTGCAGTAGCAGATGTTTGTAATAATGCTAAATCACCAACTTTATTTACTAGATCATTATTTTTATTGATCCAAGTTCCAATTGTATCGCCTAAACTTATGTGATTTTTTGCCATATTACTTTCCTATAGTTTTTCCATTATAGCTTTCAACATATCTTTCATTTCACTCATTTCATTTTTCAAATTTTCTATTTCATTTTTTTTATTTTTTTTAGCTTCTCTAGCTCGATTCATTTCATTTCTATTTATATTATAATGTATAACCCCTGTTACTTCGTTTTTAGTCAAATCATTTCTAGACTCTATTTTTTTCAAACTCATATTATGTACCTAAAGCTATAGCTCTAAAATCCTTTATTAATGGAGGTTTTAACATATTTTGTGATTTCATAACAATTTTAAATTGAAATTGCTCAAATGGATCAATACCAGCTGTTCCGCCTATCAAATATTCATATTCTCTAAAGAGGCTAGTATCTTCATCCGATGGTGGATTATTTTCTGTAGCTTGTAAAATCCAATTCTTTTCACTTAAAACTTCTCCATCAAGACCTGTTCTATAATACAATTCAATAGTTGCTACACTAGGTCTATGTGCTCCTATCATAACTTTCAAACCAACTGCCGAAGCTTCTAAAGGAAATATAGTAGTTATATGTTTTGCCGCGGCAGATCCGCCAGTTGGATTTGTTTCAGCTTGATAATTAATCGGTATATTAAATCCATCTGTATTAGTTGATGTACTTTGATTATCTATTACTGGTGCCATTACAGCCACATTAGCTCTTTGGAGATCAACTATAGGCATCACATTAGCTGGATCTTTTGAAGATACATGAGCGACAATTTCAAACGTTTTATTATTAGCTATTTCTACACTAGGATTTTCTGCTTCACTTGTATTATTTCCTATAAGTCTAGGTCTATCATTAAACTTAGAAGTTTTATTTACCCATATTTGTGTATAAGCATCATCTCTTACATAAGTTCCAGAACTATTATTCCATGGATTTTTTCCAGCAGCAGTAGCTTTAACACCATACGACACCTGTGTATTTTGAGGTGATAATGCATCTATTGTAGGAACCATATCAGTATAAAGATAGTTTTGTTCTGTTTTTATCGCACTACCACCGCCTTTAACCCAAGTTAAAGCTATATTTGCTTGAACTGATGCAGCAGTAACTTTAAATCCTGTCCAATCTCTAGACCCAGCTCCCCCTATTGGTATAGCACCACCCGATTTAATTTGAAGTGCTCCAGCAGTCGCAAAATTAATATTATCAATATGAATTCCACCTACATAATTTCCTCCACCAGTACCTACTACTCCAGTAAGTTTTACTTTATCACCTTCTTGAAATCCATGATTAGCACATTGTACAAAAAACGTAGTTGTTCCATCTGTCTGAATAGGATCAACCCAAAGCATTTTCATAGGAATAGCTTTATTTTGTAATTTAATAGGAACTAATACTTCAGCATTAGTATATGCAGACCAATTAGCTTTATAAATTCTAAATTTTAAATCTCGTTCTTGAACAGCATTCCAAGTGACACCACTTTGTGAAAGAAATAATGATCCAGTTACAGGATTCTTATCAACTAATTTTTCTGTTGAATTTAAAACATAATCATAAATTTCAGAATAATACACTTGATATTCTGAACTATTAGTTTCTACAGTAAAAGCATAAGAAGTGAATCCATTTAGATATACTGGATGAGCAAATGTAAATTTAGTTGCTGTTGTTCCATCTACTGAAGTATTAATAGTTCCATATTTTCTTTCTGCTTTAGCTAAAAACGTTATAGCTGAAGGTACACCGCTTTCTAAATTTCGAATAGTAACATATACTGGTTCACCGCTTGAAGGAGGCTTTGCCGCAAAAAACAAATCTATGTCTGTAACATACATTCCATTTTCTCTATCTACGTAGAATGATTGAGCTATTCTACTAGTATTTTGTTTATTTAAAGGTGTTACAGTCACACTAAATCTCCTTTATTTACCATGGTCCATGTATTGCTGTATTCATAGCATCAATCTCCGCTACAGTAATACTACCTCCAGAAGAAGTTCCAAATGAAGTATTTGAATAATCTGAAGCCGGTGCTGAAAATGAATTGCTAACTGGCATCTGTCCTATAGTTTGAGAACTATGCCCTTTTCCACTATTATTATTCTTTTTACTATAATTTTTAGGTCCACAAGTACCGCCAGTATAAGTACTGTTACCTCCACCAGAACTTCCTTTATTATCATCATTATCAGTTTTAGCAGGTGGATAACCAGTTGGGGGTGAATCATCTTTCTTAGGAGCAGTATAAGTATCTTGATCACCTTCGATATGAATAATTCTAGTAGAAGTATAATTCTTTTGAAACGTTTGCAGAGTACCTTGTGCGGTATAATTTGTTACACCTCTACAAAGCCAATTTTCATTTCCTTCGCCTGAAACATCTCTAAGTTCAAATTTAACAGTTCCACAATCAAATACTCCAGTAGGAAGAAAGAACGATCCTTCACAAATACCATCTGCATCAGATTCTAATTGTGATATACCATTTGGATTTTGTGTTGCACCTACTTCTGAAGTTCCATAAGAAGGATCAGTATTAAATGCACTTTCAAAACCTGTAGCAAAAGTTTCACCTTTTACCCAAGCATCTATCGAAATATCAGCAAAGAATGCAAATAATTTAGCATTAGGTCTCATACCAGTAGCTCTAAATCGAATATTTTTAGATCTCATTTTATTAATAGTAACAGAAGAAATAAGAGTATCTCCAGTATAAACTTCATTAACAGAAATTTGATCAACTACATTCCAAGATGTAGTAGTTGTTCTTCCAGATGTTGACGCAGAGGTGTTTGTAGTATCACCTGCTTGCAGCTCATCAAGATTTTTACCTTTCCAATTCCATTCGTGATTATTCCAATTATGTGCACTATTTGTAGAAAGTTGTGAACCTGTATGAGTTATTGCTGGCGATCCAAGATATGCAGTTTCATACCAAGTATCACTTGATGGAAATAATTCTATTGTTCCAACATAAGAATTTACTTGAAATGGATTAACTAACATTTGATTACTTACATATTCATTTTCTAAATAAATTTCTCTATCAAACTTAGGTACAACAAAACCACCCATTATCTTCATTGGATTGCCAACTGGGTTATTTGAAGTAGAATCATAATAAAGATCTATAGAATTTTCTGATTTTTTAGGATAGATAATTCCTGAAGCTAAATCAATTGATGCTCTATAATCCGGATTTCCTAGTGAAGAGAAAGAATGATTTTTAAAATTATCTACTACAAATCCAGATTTTAATCGAATATCGCCTCCAGCATCAAGAACTAATAAAGTATCAGCTTTTGCTTCTAATAAAGATAAAGTAGTTACTTCTTCGAGTCTTCCTAATCTCTTTTCTAAAAGATTAATTTGACCCATTGTATATCTTTTATGATCTATTTTTGTTATTGAAAGGTCATTTTTATCTAATGTATTAGCATTCAATCTAATATCAAATAAATGCATTTCTCCATCTGGTGTTTTAGGACAAACTGGGTTTGGCGAAGAAATACCTACATTATATTTAACATTTCCGTTTTTATCAATTGTTAATTTATCTAGTCTAGGAACAAAGTAATCAACATTCAAATCAATTATTCCATTAGGTTTAGGCAATTCATTAATAGTAGCGCCTGAAGAAACTGTGAAAGAACCGCTGGTATCTACGGTAGGTCTAAAATCTAAACAGTCTGCTAAATCTACAGTTACACCATTTGAAAAAGTGTGTCTTGGAATATCTTTATAATCAACTTGTGCATTATATGAATTTTTACTAAAGAAAGAAGTTCCAGCCTGATGTTGAAAATATTGATAACGCACTCTTACAGCACTAGCACCGGCCATAATCCCAGCCTGAGAATCAGACATACCAGCACTTATTAATTTACCGTTACCATAATAATTATCTCTTTGGCCATTATCAACTGAAAAGTAGGAAGACCAATTTACAGCACTATCAGTAGCATCTTCTATATGAGTTACGTCATAAATGTCAGGAACTTGTAAATCTATAAATCGATACTGACCCTGATTAGCAGGATCTGTACCACCATTACTATCTAAACTATAAAGAGCATTTACTGTTGTAAGAACTTTATTTCTAGATACCATATTAGGTTTTCTAGCAAAATAAGTTAATCTTGTTAAATTTCCAGTATTTAAACCAGTAATTGTTGCCTGTGTATTACCACCGCCTAAAGTTATACCAAAAGCTGAATTACTTGCTGAATCTACATCACCACCTCGTGATACACCAGACGCTCCAGCTGAATCAGTAACTAACCATTGATTTGCATCTAAGAAGGTTTCTGAACCAGATGTATTAAGAATATATGTAGAACTACTTGGCGTAACATCTTTCTGTTTTTGTACTGTATAATCCGCATTAAGAATATCAGACGGCCTAGATAATGGAAGAGGAAAGATTAATGAATTTATCTCATTAGTTACATTAAATGGACCATTTGCTTGTGAATTCGCATTTACATTAAAATATCTAGAAGCAACTGCTCCATTACTAGGACCTAATGAACCTACACTTTTTATATCAGATATTGATTTACCAGTATTAAGTATTATGTTAAAAGCATATGCATTCCATTTACCGCCTGAAGCTGCTTCAATTTGTCTTATATAACATGTTCCAATATCTGAACCTGTAAAATTAACTCCATCTCTTAATATTTGTTGTTCAAACCCAATACCACTTTGCATATCAGGGGCCATTCCTTCAACAGAGTCAAGTTCAAAATAATTAGAATAAGGTGCCGCTACTAATTGGTCTTCATATGATATAGTTTGTGTAGCTTTTTCAATTCGTAAAGCACTATTACCAGTCATACGAGTACTTCTATAACCTTCAACTACTGCAATACCATCAGAAACTTTTGCTAATAAATGAGTATTTTGAGAATCTTTATCAAATGATAATCCAAATGGTTTTACTAAATAATCTCCAGAGTTCTCATGTATTCTGGTAGCAATTAATGTATTTGGTACATTATAAGCATTTATAATTTGTGCAGAAGATGTTATTATACCGTTTTGTATATCTACACGAGGTATAAAATTTTCAGAAGCTGCTAATGTAGATTTATTAATAAGTGATAATGTAATTTTATATCGATCAGCGCCAGGTGCAGTAACATTAGGTTCTGCTCCTTGATTATCATATAATGCAGAATAATCATCAGATGATACTGTTTGTTCAGTTCTTTTATATCCTATAGTAGCAGTAGGATTTGTAGTATATTTTGATATAACTATATCTTGAGCTTCAGTAAATACAAAGAATCCTTTTGTATAATATATGGCTTCACCACACATAAACCTAGAACCAACTCCAACGCAGCTTGCTGAATTTTCTACTTGAATATCAGCAAATGAAACATTCTCCATTAATTCATCAGCTTGTGCTCTAATTTGACTTGTAGTTGATGCAGAAGAATTTTTTGTACTAGTATAAACACCATAAAGAGTAAGAGGATCCCCACCAGTTGCTTCTACTACTTTTGTAATTTTAAATTCTACAAGTGAAGTTTTACCAGTGAAAGTAAATCCAAGCAAATTTTGAGGATTGGCAACAGGATAAGTTGCTACATTGAGTCTTATAAATTCATAAGCATTATCAATATCGGCTTCACCACCTTTAATAAGAGAATTATCTTTAAATATATTAGAACCAAATCTTTTAATTTGATTTTGAATAATTGTTTGAGCTTGTGTTAATTCTCGAGCTTGAAGTTTCTTTCCGCTATTAAATAATATTCTATAGTAGTTATCACTATCTATAAAATCATCTTTGTAGACAGTATCAAAAGTATTTTTGTTTAAACTTTGTGCCATATTTTATTACCTTATAACGTAATGATTATTTTAATATCATCTATTTGTGTACTAGCTCTTTCAATAGCAGCTCTATTTTCTAAATAAATCATTTTACCACTAAATTTATCTATATCAACATCTGCATAATTATGTGAATCTACTGCAAAGCTTAGAGGAGCTGGATTTGTGACAGTATCTACCCCATTCAACATAGTATATCCGGTTGAATCATTTTGATAATAATAAACTTTATCATTATCAATATCTGAAACAATTGCTTTAAATCCTCCAGCCTGTTCTATAATTGGATCTATTAGTGTAGCAAGAGTAGCTACATCTCCTGCAGCTGCAGCTGGTGTAACACCAATTCTATTTTGCATTCTTCCCGTACTAGCCGTATAAAGTTGGCCTAATCCTGCATCAGAATCAACTCCCTTTGGATCTTTCAAAAGCGCAACTTGTCGATAATCTCTATTATTAATTGGAAAATCTCGGAATGTATCTCCACCAGCTTCTCCACCATCTGCTTTAATATTAAACATAAGAGATGTTGATCTTAAATCAAAAATTGGATTAGCACCTACACCCGAATCATTTCCATGAAGAACTGCTCGAGCGGTAGCATTCACAGATGCTCCACCTCCACTAATTGTAACTGAAGCATAATCGTAATTTCTTCCAAACTTTGCGCAACTATCAAGATCACCAGTAAGTGCATCTGAGTCCATCACGATTTTTGTGATAATTCCTCCATCTTCTGTTGCAGTTGCAGTTGGTAATTTGTAATAAGGATGCACTCCTGTACTATCACCATTTCCAGTTATAGTAACTATAGGAGCACTTGTATATCCAGCACCGTTTGAAATTAATTCAATTCCAAGCATTTGTTTAGGAGCAGCTTTTTCTCTTATATCAGCTTGAAGATCTTGGAGTGAGTTCAATCCAGCATCAGTCTTTTTTACATATTCAACTGGCATAAAATTAGCAGATAAGAAAGCTGAAGCTCGAGCTCCACCTACTGTATAAAGATATTTCCATACATATCCATCAGTATACCATCTTGGTATATCATCTGTTCCAATCGGTTGACGTGTTGATGGATTAGCAACTCCATTTGTTGCTTTTGATTGTTTTAGACAAATATAAACTTGGTTTTCATCAGTCATAACATAATAAGGATACGGATTATCTGAGCCTGCTGTTCCAGGTGTTGTATCTCTATTATCATCATATTGAGAATATATTCCACCTGAAGTCCAATTAAATCTTGGTACTACAAAAGAATAATCTGATACTTTTTTGCCAGACATAAGCGCTAAACGAGCATTTCTTTCTTCTTTATCAGAATTTATTGGAGTATTATCCGGAACTGTATCATCAGTTGTAAGCCAAGGATCAGCTCTACCAATACAGATATAATAATTAGATGTACTAGTTTTCATCTCATCATAAATATCTTGTAAAAAATTTCTTTTTAATTTATCTGTTACGAGTGCCGGCATGATTTATTCCTTAAATTGTGTAAGCTAGCGGTGCAGTTCCATTAATAGAATCCACACCATTTGTTAAGTGCCAATTAGTGCCATCCCAACATACTTGGGCAGTAGCATTAAGTCTAAGCGCAAATGAAGTTCCTTGAGCAAAACTTGTAGGCTCAACAGTAGCTAGACCATTATTTTTATTAATAAAATGTTTCATTTCTCCTGGCGATGTTCCGTTATCTAATCCTAATGCAAGAGCAGATGGTTTATTACATAGAATAACTCCTGCTGCATGATATGCTGCACTATCAAATAACGCTATATTATTATGATCTATTTGAGCATCAAAGGCTGTTACAAATAATTTATTAACTGATACTCCAGCTGATCCTTTTCCACTTAATTGTAAAAATGAATTAGCATTAGTACTCTGAGCAGCTATTGTAGGACTATTAGCATTTGAAATTTTAATATGAGATAAAGTTCCTTGTCTATCTAATTCAAGCATTGCACTACCTACACTATCAAAAATAAAATCTTGAATTCTAGGTTGTAATATAGTTTTATTAGTTAATGTTTGAGTATGATCATTAAGTACTATTGTATCATCACCAGTAAGAAGAGGTAATGTAATTGTTCTATCTGCTGCTAATTCGCTTACTGCAATTATATATTGATGATCAGAAGATGTATCATTAATTTGTGGAGTTGTTAATACTCCAGAATTAATATTTGGGGTTGTTAATGTTTTATTAGTTAAAGTATCAGTTGTATCTAGTAATACTACAGTACCAGATGCATCAGGCAATAATATATTATTATCCCCTGTAGGTTCGACAGCTTTTAACCTTGTTTCATTCGCATCAGGTAAAGCTCCTTCGTACACTAAAGAAGTAGAATCAAATGAAACTTCATTAAAAGAAAGACCATCACCAAGAGTATTATAAATCTCGGTAAAATTAGCATTGATTTTATTACCAGCTTGTCTTAGTGTATCGCCTGTGCCATCATTAGCAACTGAACCTACAGATATATTTTGTTTTGCCATTTTCTAACCTTTAGTTTGATTATATTTATACGAAAAATCATGCTATTATAACGAAGAATCATGATTATGATACCATGGATCATATCTCGTAAACATATCATTGTCAAATGTTTCAAGTTTAAGACTATCATTTGTATAACCATAATAACCACTTCCCATTGAATCCACTGAAAAGTCTATACCTATTTCTGTTTTCGGATTTAGAGAATCTATAGCTGTATTAGTATCACTACCAGTACAACTATCATCAAAAGTAAATGAATTTGGAGTTCCCCATGTTTCGTTTGTATAGAAAGAATTTAATCTCCAAGCTGGAATATTTTGGTAATCTTTTATTCTTATTTCTGTAAAAGATCCTGAGTCGTGTGAGCTATAATGATAACCACCCATTTCTTGTATAATGACACCATTACTATTTTCAGCTAAGGTAGTATATCTTGACATATAAAATTGCGGTACTACTACTTCTGTAATATAAGAAGGAAATACAGAATCTGGAATAAACAATGGTGTTGAAATTCCTAATTGAGCTTCTCCAACAAACGAAGTTTCTCCTTGAAAGAACCAACCGGCTGGATGCATGAATTTCTTATATAAAAATTCATACTGTGAAATAGATAAACCTACTTTAATTAAAAGTGAATAGTTTTGATATAGTTTATAGTCTTGAATATAGTTTTCGAAATCTGGTCCAATTTCGTCATCACCTACTAAAAATATATCTTTCTTTGGATATATTATTTCTGCTTGTGTTTGAAAAAAGAGTTTAAAGAATTCTTCTACACCTTTAACAGTTCCTTTTTCTCTATAAAGATAAGCTAATCTTTTTAAGCTCCATCTATCATCATCAAATTTTCCAGTATTTTCTAGTTGAGCTCCAAGTTCATACGCTAAATTATCTAAATACTTTGTAGGAGATTCTGATATATCTCTTAAAGATAATAAATCATGAATATCAGTTTCAAAAGATTGTAATCCGTCTGAATCTAAAAACTCATAATAATTTTTTATAAACTGTGTTAGGTTTGGATAATTTTGAACAATATGTTGAGGTAATATTTCATCGATCTTTCGATCAAAGTAAATATCTGCTCTTCGTCCTTTATTATCTATTCTATGTGTCATATTATGTTAAACTTACCGCTGTATCTTGATAATCAATTATTGCTACTGCGTTACTTCTAGATTCATCAAAAGTTAATACATAATTTCTTAAAGGTTTAACTACTGCTTGGTTTGCTGGAATCACTGAAACTTTTAAATCCCCTCCACCTTCAATTGATTGTGGATTTAATCCTACAATATTAACGGTACCACCACCCGTAGAATATGAACCTGCATTATCAACTACAATATCTTCATTTGTTGATACAATTTCTAATTGAGTAGTATTTAATTTATTTCTTAAATAACAAGAAACTCCACCAATATAAAATTTTTCTGAAGTCACAATATAATTGACATCGTCTGGTACTGCAATAGCCATAGGAAAATTATAATTATAAGCTAAAGATTTATTAGTAATAATAGATTGCCTTTGTTGACATTTAACATCTATTTTAGAGTTTAATATAGCTACATCCATATCATCTATTTCAGCTAATAATAATGATCTTCTAAA